GCTCCAGACGGTGGTGGACATCATGCGGCGGCCCATCTCCTGGGCCCCGGACCTGCCCCTCAATGCGGACGGCTGGGTGGGGCAATTCTTTAGAAAAGACTGATTGAACAAGCCCCCCCCCCGCTACCCATGCGGCGGCGGGCTGAGGGAGGCCGTATGAAAATCCTTGTTGCCTGTGAAGAAAGCCAAGCCGTTGCCGTAGCCTTGCGGCAACGTGGTCATGAGGCATATAGCTGTGACCTCATCCCTTGCTCCGGCGGGCATCCAGAGTGGCACATCCAGCAGGACGTGCTCCCCTTGCTTGACGGGTACGCCTTTTTCTACACCTGCGATGGAGCCCCACACTACATACTGGGCCGGTGGGACATGATTATTGCTTTTCCGCCGTGCACCTACCTCACCAACGCCAGCGCTGTCCGTATGCGAGTAAAGGGTGAAATTGTCCCAGAGCGATATGCAAAGGCGATGGAGGCCAAGGCTTTCTTTATGCGCTTTCTGACCGCTGAGTGTGAAAAAATAGCCGTTGAAAATCCCACTCCCATGAAAATTGTGGGCCTGCCGCCCTACACTCAGGCGGTGCAACCGTGGCAGTTTGGGCACCCATACACAAAGCGGACCTGCCTGTGGCTCAAGAACCTGCCGCCGCTGACCCCCACCAAAATCATCACAGAGGGCGTCACCCCCTGGGTAAACGGCGGATGCAAAGATGCCCACGGCAATTACAGACGCTTTCAAGGCCGCCGGGAGCGGGACCCACTAAACCGGGCCAAAACATTCCCCGGCATCGCCGCCGCTATGGCGGAACAGTGGACCTAAAACACCTTTTAGAAAGGATTGATTGACCTTGCAGTATCAGGGCGGAAAAAGCCGGATTGCCCGGTCAATCGCTGACATTATCAGCCTGACGGGGGGGGAGAACCCAATGAGATACCAGGGAGGGAAATCCCGTATATCCGCTCAAATTGCCCGGCTAATCTCCGCACGGGGGGGGGGCTTGCTTTGTCAGCCTATTTTGCGGGTCCTGCGCCGTGGAGAGCAAGGTGCAAGGCTTTTCCCGCAAGATACTCAATGACAAGCACGCCTATCTCATCGCCATGCTGCGGGGCGTCCAAAATGGCTACGAGCTGCCGGAGCTCATCACCCCGGACCAATACCAGCTCATCAAGGCCCATAAGGACTGGGACCCCGTGCTGGCCGGTTTTGTAGGCTTTGGGTGCAGCTTTGGCGGCAAATGGTTTGGAGGCTACGCCAGAAACGCCACCGGCACCAACTACGCCCTGCAAAGCAAGCGCTCTTTACTCAAAGATATGGCCACCCTGCAAAATGCGGAGTTTGTCTGTGGGGACTACCGCCACCTGGGCATCCCTCCCGGCTCCGTCATCTACGCTGACCCGCCCTATAACAACACAACCGGCTACGGCGGAGAGGTCTTTGACACCGCCGAATTTTGGAGGGCCATGCAGCTCCTGGCCGATACCGGCCACGCTGTTTTTGTCAGTGAACAGGAGGCCCCGCCGGGCATCGTCTGTGTCTGGGAGCGCCCTTTTACCCGTACCCTGGACCGCAACAAAAGCAATCAATTCAAGGTGACAGAAAAGCTCTTTTACTTACCACCAAGGAGGCTTGAGCCATGCACATGATTAACGACAAAGGTGAGGCGGTCTATTTTAACCCCATCCGCAAGAACGGCAAAGACCAGTGGCTCATCCAGGGCATTGGCTCCACCATCGTCCTGGGCCGTGACCGTCAACGGCGCAAGAGCCGGACCTTTACCCAGTATTCCCAGGCGGAGCGCTACCTGGCCAAGCACGGCTTTAGGGCCGATTGATTTTTCCGCCGGAAAAAACGCACCCGGCAACACATAGACCCATGAAATGACAAGCCCCCCCCCCCCCGCCAGTAGCGGTGGTGGGGCCGGGGAGGCACCCATGAAATATATTGCATCGTGCTCTTTCGGCAAGGACAGCCTGGCCATGATACTCACCATTATTGAGCACGGCCTGCCACTGGATGAGGTGGTCTTTTACGACACCGGGATGGAATTTCAAGCCCTCTACAATGTGCGTGATGCCGTTCTCCCACTTCTCCGCAAAAACGGCATCCGCTACATAGAATTACACCCAGACAGGCCTTTTCTTTATGACATGCTGGAGCGCCCCGTTAAAGGACGTGAGCGCCGTGGGTATGGCTGGTGTGGCGGCCTTTGCCGGTGGGGGACTACCTGCAAGCTCAAAGCCCTTGACCGATATGCAGAAAGCATTGGCGCAAAGGTGTATGTTGGCATAGCGGCAGACGAACATGACCGGCTCAAAAAAGAACGAAAGCCCTATAAAATCTTCCCTCTTGCCAGCTACAAGCTGACAGAGGCCGCCTGTCTGGAGCTGTGCTATGCGGCGGGCTACTTTTGGGAGGAAGATGGCGGTGCTGGTGTTGTCCGTCTATATGACATCCTGGACCGTGTTTCCTGTTGGTGCTGTTGTAATAAAAACCTCAAAGAACTGCGAAACATCCGCAAATATCTCCCTTTGTACTGGGAAAAGCTCAAAGACCTACAACGCCAGTTAGAACGTCCCATGAAAGGCTTTTATAAAGGCCAGCCCCGTGGTGTGTTCGAGCTGGGAGAACGCTTTATGAAAGAGGAGGCCGAACATGAAAAAGCGCAAGAAATACCAGCACCGGGACAAGCCCTGGATGTGTGACCCTGGGATGTGTGACCACTGTGTCTATATCGGGGAGGGTGACTTTATCTGTGACAAGGGCCCCGGTGAGCCGGTCATCGTGGTGGAGGACTGGGTGCCCAATGAGGACGCCGGGCGTTGCCGGAGGGGCCAGTGAGCGGCTTTAAGGTGGCGGAGGTGGCCAACAGCAAAAATGATGAGTTTTACACCCCGGCCTATGCAATCACCCCTCTGCTCCGGCATCTCCCCCCCCTTACTCAGACCGGCCCATCTCTATATGGTGCCCGTTTGACACGGAGGAAAGCCTTTTCGTGCGGATTTTCCGCTTGTTTGGCTACCAGGTGACCGCCACGCACCTCTCCACGGGCCAGGACTTCTTTTCCACGGAGCCCCCGTCCTGTGATTACATAATCAGCAACCCGCCCTATTCCCTCAAGGGAGAGGTGCTGGAGCGGCTTTTTGACCTGGGCAAGCCCTTTGCCATGCTGGTGGGCGTGGTGGGCCTCTTTGAGAGCCAGCGCCGGTTTGAAATGTTCAGAGAGCATGATTTTGAGCTCATGTATTTCAACCGCCGGGTGGCCTACTTCAAGAGCTACCAAGACCATTGTTTTTGAAGAAATTGCAAAGAGGTGACCCAAATGGCAAGAAACAAATACCCCGGCACCTGCTACTGCTGCGGGGCCTATGTTCCGCCCGGCTATGGTCATTTTGAACGCCACGCCGGACACTGGCGCATCAAGTGTGTCAAATGCGCCAGCGGGCGGGTGCTCACCGATAAGGACCCCGGCGTGAAGTGGGCCCAAAGAGCAGCAAAGGAGGCTCACAATGCCTGACAACAAAAACCCGTTTCTCAACGCCAGCGGATGCCCGGACCCCACGGCCTACCACGCATTAAAGCCCATTATCCGTGAGGATGAGGCCCTGGAGGGCAAGGTCAACTTTCTCATCAAGGTGCTCAAGTACATCATAGCGGAAAGCGGCTTTGAGCTGCTGGCCCGCATTGAGCTCCGTGACAAAAAGACCGGGAGGTGTTTTCGGTGAGGGACGCCATTGCCATTGACTTTGACGGCTGCCTGTGTGTGAACGCTTACCCCGGCATCGGAGCCCCTAACAGGGCCGTGATTGCCAAGGCCAAGGAGCGGCAGGCCGCCGGGGCGGGGCTCATCCTCTGGACCTGCCGGGAGGGCCCGCTGCTCCAGAACGCCGTGGACGCCTGCAAAGGCTGGGACCTGACCTTTGACGCCATCAATGAAAGCCTGCCGGACTGGATTGAGGCCTTTGGCACCCGGCCCCGCAAGGTGGGAGCCACCGAATACTGGGATGACCGGGCCGTGGTCCTCCCCGTTTCCAATGAGCCCCTGACCCTGGCAGAACTGAGGACAATGGCCGGGGAGCCCGTTTTTGTCATTCCCCTGGGGGCCTACGCCCGCCCGGATGAGGCGGAATGGTGCATCTTTTCCCGCCTCAACAATGAGGACAGATACTCCGGGGCAGACCCAGGCGGCACGGATTGTTATTCCTATGATTTTCTCAAATATTACAAAACTTGGATTGCTTTTCGGCATAAGCCGGAGAACGTGGCGGAGCTCCAGGCCTTTTGGACCCAGCGAATAACACAGATTAAAACCACCCGCTGAGAGGTGCACCATGCAGTATGACCGCAAAATAACAATCTCCGCCGGAAACAACCGGCGGGCCATGAACTGGACCGCCCAAACCATGCTCATTTCTGAGCTGTGGGCCCGGCTCCAGACCCCCGCCAGGGGCACGGAGCCCTTGGCGGAATATCTGAATATGAAACAACAGCGGGCAAGAGCGGCGCTAAACCGTTGCGGCACAAGGGCCGGGGCGGTTTTCCTTTTCCCGCTCCCGGCCCGTTTTCCGCTTATTTCCGCTTTCTTACCGCTCCAGCACTTCCTTGATAAAGCCCTCCATACGGGCGGCGCTGGCCTGTTTCATGCTTTCCGTGAAATGGGCGTAACGGTCCAGCGTAAAAGCGGCGCTTGCGTGGCCCAGATTGCCCTGAATGGCCTTTATATCATCCCCCGCCCGGATGGCGTTCACGGCGTATGTATGGCGCAAATCGTGAAAGCGGACCCCCTCCAGGCCTGCGGCCTTTACAAGCCGTCTAAAGTGGTAATCCACCGCTTGCTGGCCCAGCGGCCCGCCTGTGGCGCTGGTGAACACAAGGCCGTGGGGGTTGTCCCATTCCGGCCCCGCCCGGAGCTGCATCTCAAGCTGGCGGCGGCGCTGGGCCTTGAGCTCCTGCATGACGGACGGGGCCGGGGTGAGCGTCCGGGGCCGTCCGCTTTTGGGGGAGAGGAACAGCCCGCCCTCCCGGTGCTCAAACCGGGCAATTTGCTTGTCAATCGTTATCGTGCCCCGCTCCATGTCCACGCTGTCCCAAGTGAGGCCCAGCAGCTCCGACTGCCGCATACCCGTGAACAGCGCCACGGTGACAAGGTGCTCCAGATCAGTCCCCTTTGCGGCGTCCAGCAGGGCGGCGGCTTGCCCATCGTCCAGGGGCTTTACCTCCTGCCGCTCATTTTTGGGCAGTATGCACCGGGCGGCGGGATTTTTGGGTATGTAGTCCAGGTAGGCGGCCCGCTCCAGCGCCGTGCGCAAGACCATGTAAACGTGCCGGACCGTCTGCGGGGACAGCTCCAGGGAGTTTATAAAGGCCTGGATGTTGTGGGGGTGGAGGCGGTCCAGGCGGACGGCCCCCAGGGCGGGCTTGATGTGCAAGCGGATGTTGCCCTCATAGGAGGAGCGGGTGGACGGCTTTACCCCGCCCAGATAGTCCCGCTGCCAAATGTCCAACCATTCCCCCACCGTCATCTTGCAGGGCGGGGTGTAGGTGCCCCGGTTGACCTCCACGGCCACGGCTTGCATCTTCTCCACAACTTCCCGCTGTGTCTTGCCGGAAAACGTCCGCTGGACCTGTCTGCCGGTGAGCGGGTCCCGGCCCGTGGTGATACGGGCCTCCCAATAGGTGTAAGTCTTGCCGTTGCGGGTGTGCGTGCGCTTGTGGACGCTCCCCGCCCCGTTTGCGGCTCTTTTCGCCATGATGTGCCTCCTTTTTCGATTGACACACCCGGCCCTCCTGTGGTACACTGAGAGGGCGCAAGGGTGCCTTGTTTAGCTGACCTGGTATTTTTGTGCATCTCGCCGCTCAGAGGTTGCCGCCTCTGGGCGGTTCTTTTTTTTGCCCTCATTCCTGCCCCTCTGGGGGCCGCTGTGGGCCGTCTGGGGGCGGGGTGGTATCTGTACCCTCTGGGGGCGCAAGGGTGCCCTGTGGCGGCTCTGGGGCCGTGTAGCGGGGTATCTCTGTCAGCTCCTCCACCCGCTCCACCGCTTTCTGCTGGCCGTCATTGTTGAGCTTTTCCATAGCGGCCAAAACCAGCGCTTGCGGGCTGTGGGTCTGGACGGACACGCCTGCCCGCCCAAGAATTTGATACCCATAGTTTAGGGCCTCCTCGTCTGCGGCCTCGATGTCATAGCGGAAAAGGCCGCTTTCCGGGTCATCAATTTCCACGATTTTCAACCGCCCAGGGATGATTACA